TCACCGTTCCTCGACACCTTCGAACATCAGATGCACGAGGCGCGCGAACGGTTGGATGCCTGCCGCCGTCAGCTTGCCGATGCGATTGCGGATGCGTCCTCGGAGAGCGGCGACGCCCTCGCTGCCGCCGTTGCGCTCACCGTTACCAACGTCTCGCCACTGCAGGCGCTCCGCGCGCTCGGCGAGGCTGAACAGGCCCACAGCGCTTTCGGGCGGCTGATCCGGCGCCTGTCACCCTTCCTTCCGTCCGACAAAGGGTCGGGCGCGGAAACTGCCGGGGGCAACCAGTGAAGAAAGAGAAGCGACCATATGCAGCGCGGATGCCGGCAATTGCCTGCCCGCACTGCCAGACGCGTAGCATCGTGCGGAATAGCTGCGACGTGTACGACCTCATCCGCGAGCTGCGCATGACGTGCGAGAACGTCGATTGCGGTCACGTCTTCGTGGCCCAGCTGTCGGTGATCCGCACCCTGCGGCCTTCGGCACAGCCGAACCCGAAGGTGCAGATCCCCTATGGCGAGTGGCGCGGTCGACCAGCGGCAGCCGCGAACGACGACAATCCACCCCTTCCTGCGAACGACGACCACGGCATCGGCGGTGCACTCTCCGCCGTGTTTGCGCCGCCCATGAACACCTGATCCCCCGCGGCTGATTGCCGCACCTGCCTTCGCTGACCCGCTGCCCGCCGAAAGCCCCCGCTTCCGGCAACGCCACCCGCTTGCCCTGAAAGATCGCCCCTCGTGCAATCAGACGTTCTCCGTGAAGTCCTCTCGAAACTGAAGGCCGACTATGGCTTCAAGGAGAAGGGCAAGTATCTGCAGGAGGGCAAATGCCCGGCCTGCGACAAGCGCGAGCTGTTCACATGGGCGGATAAGCCGTTCGTGCTGCGCTGCGGCCGTGAGAACCGTTGCGGCGAGACGTTTCAGGTCAAGCCTCTTTACCCCGAGATATTCGACGACTGGTCCAAGCGGCACGTTCGCACCCGCGAGAACCCGCACGCTGCTGCGGACGCCTATCTCCAGCATGCCCGCGGCTTCGACCTGCAGGGCCTGCGCGGCTGTTACACGCAGGAAGTCTACGACGATCGCGCGCTGAACATCAGCACGGCAACCGTCCGCTTCTCCCTGCCCGGCGCCCCGAACACCTATTGGGAACGGCTGATCGATCAGCCGGCGCGCTTTGGCAAGAAGAAGGCCCGGTTCGCATACGGCTCGAAATATCAGGGACTGTGGTGGGCGATGCCGGGCCACACCGATGCCGTCCTCGCCCAGGCGAAAGAGATATGGGTCGCGGAGGGGATCTTCGACGCCATCGCGCTGAATCAGTCTCCGGCGTTCCGCGACCGCGGCGCCATCGCCGTCAGCACCCTGTCATGCAACAACTACCCCGCCACGGCGATCGACGCTTTGCGCAAGGCTGCTGCCGACGCCAGCCGCACCACCCCAAAGCTGATCTTCGCCTACGACGTCGGCAAGGCCGGTGTCCGTTACGCCCGCGAGTTCGTGAAGAAGGGGCGCGAGGATGGCCTGCTCTGCGGTGCTGCGCAGGTCAGCCCCGATGGCGAAGGCGCCAAGAACGACTGGAACGACCTGCATCAGGCGGACAAGCTCACCGCCGAGGATCTCGATAGCTACATCTGGAACGGCGACGTCACCATCGCCGCCAGTGCTACCGAAAAGGCGATGCTGGTCTACAAGAAGGAGCGCTACGCATCCTTCCCGATCACGTTCGCCGGCAAGCAGCTGTGGGCGACGTTCTCGATCGAGCGGATCAACCAGATCCAGCAGCAGTGGATGGATAGCGAGGATCCCGAGCACGCGCACATCAAGGACATGTCGGCAGGCGCGCGGTGGGATCTCGCCGCTGAAGAAGCGATCGACATCGACGAACTCGCGAACTGTGTCTTCCGTACCCTCTATTTCCAGCGCGACCCGAACCTCGAAGAAGGCGCCTACTTCCTCCGCATCGACTTCCCCAAGGGTCGGCACAGCGTAAAGGCGACGTTTTCCGGCTCGGCATGCTCGACCAACGGCGAGTTCAAAAAGCGCCTCGCCTCGATCGCACCCGGCGCGCAGTGGACCGGCAATCAATTCCAGATCGACCGCCTGATGCAGCTGCAGTGGCACGGCATCCAGTTGGTCGAGGCAATCCAGCACACCGGCTATTCGATCGAGCACGGCGCATGGATCTTCGGCGACATCGCCGTTCACAAGGGCCGCGTTCACGAGCCGAATGACGAGGAATATTTCACCCTCGGCAAGCAGTCGGTGAAGCTGCGCACGTCCGATCGCCTGCTCAAGATCACCTACGATGCCGAGAAGCCGAACCTGTCATGGGTGCCGCCTCTCTGCACCGCATACGGCCCGAAGGGCATCGTCACCCTCGCATTCTGGACGTTGAGCCTTTTCGCCGACCACATTCGGCGAGAGCAGGACAGCCTCGCGTTCCTCGAAATGACCGGCCTTCCCGGCACCGGCAAAACGACCTTGCTGGAGTTCCTGTGGAAGCTGCTCGGCCGCTCGAATTACGAGGGGTTCGACCCGACCAAAGCGACGAACGCCGGTATCGCGCGCACCCTCGGATCGGTCGGCAACCTGCCCGTCGTGCTAATCGAGGCCGACCGCGGACAGGACGCGCCCCACGGACGCAAGTTCGAATGGGACGAGCTGAAGACCGCCTATAACGGTCGCGCCGTCCGCACCCGTGCAATCGCTAATGGCGGCATGGAGACCTTCGAACCGCCGTTCCGCGGCGCGATCGTCGTGGCGCAGAACGACACCGTCGAAGCCTCGCCGGCTCTCCGAGAGCGCATCATGGCGATCCACTTCGACAAGACCCTGTTCAGCGTCGCCGGCAAGACCGCCGGCGAGCAGCTGGCGCGGATCGACGTCGAGGACGTCTCCGGTTTCATCATTCACGTCGTCCGCCGCGAAGATCAGATCCTCACCGCCTATCGCGAAGCGTTCAAGCATCACGAAGCAAAAATGCTGCGGCACCCTGGCATCCGCAACGGGCGCTTGGCGAAGAACCACGCCCAGCTCGCCGCGATGCTTGATGCGATGCGCTTAGTCGTCACGAACCTGACCAACACACAGATCGAGCAAGCGCAGGCCTTCGTGCTGACGATGCTCGAGGAACGGCAGCGCGCCGTCGAGACGGATCACGCGCATGTCGAATGGTTCTGGGAGCGGTTCGATTACCTGAACAATCCCATCAACACGGACCGCACGGCGTGCATCGATCACAGCCGGACGGCCGATGTCCACGCGATCAGCCTCGTTGATTTTGAGAAGCGCTGTGCCGACGCCGGCCTGCGCCTCCCCTGCGCGACGAACGAGCTGAAACGCCTGCTCAAGACCAGCAAGCGCCGCAAATTTGTCGACGTGAAGCCGGTCAACAGCCGCCTCACCGAGAAGACCACCAGCTGCTGGATCTTCCGCAACCCCGATCACCAACCCGCACCTGCCGCTCGCTGAAAGGAGCCACCTAAATGCTCGCCTATCCCACGCCCGTCGCAGATCATGCCGTCTCGATCGCTGCGGCCCTGCCGATCACTCCGGCGCAATATCTCACCCTCCGCCGTGAGGCTTCCGGCCTGTCCCGCATGGAGGTCGCTCGCCGCCTCTACGAGATTAAGATCAAGCGCTTCTACGGCGACCGCCGGCCGCGCCGGCTGTTCGACGGCGTCGCACAGGCGCTCGCCACCGTGGAGCAGCTGGAAATACCCGGCGCCCGCTCGAAATACCGCCCGGTGATCGACGTCCTCGGGGGCATCTTCCCGCTCGACGCCGACGTCTATCACCAGTTGATCGACGAACCCGCCGATCGCCACCCGGCAATCTGCCGCAGCTGCGGATGCTCGCGTCACGATGCTTGCGGCGGAACCTGCACGCTGACCCATGCCGTCTGCAATTACTGCATCGACGGCGCCGAAAGGCTGGCAGCATGAACGCGGTCACGACCATGCGGCTCGTGCGCGGCGCCGGCGGGGAAACCCGCCACGTCCCGACGCCGTACATCCCGCCCGCCCGCGGCGCGAAGGCTAAGAAGCGCCACGCACCCGACCCGATCAAGACCAACGGCGAGACGGCCGCTGAAGAGCTGCGTCTGCTGCTCGAAAGGTTGGAGCGACTGCACGAGGAGCGTGATGGGATCTCGGGCGATATTGCCGACGTGATCGCCGAGGCCAAGGGCCGGGGGTTCAGCGGCAAAACCTTAGAGGCCATCCGTAAGATCCGCAAAAAGGCAAAGGAAGAGTTCCAGGAAGAGGAAGCGATCCTCGAACTCTACATGCAAAATCTGGGGATGCTCTGATGCGGCCCCGTTGGCACAACGATCACGAGCTGCTCGCAGCCGTCGCGGTCAAGATCCACGCCGACAACGCGACGCGGTACCGTGCGCTGTTCGCTGAAAAGGCGATCACGCGCGCGGCGGCGATCGAGGCGGTCCGTGTCACCTTCGCCGTCGCCTGCAGCTGGCGCGCCATCGCGGCGCTGGCGCCGGCGGGGGAATGGATCGACGATCCCGATTTGGGCGGTGCGTGGCCATACGAACGGCGCCAGATGTTGAGCAATGCGGCCGAGGTCGCACGTCGCGCAGCAGCCGCCATGCCGCATTGCTTCGAGACAGTCGGGTTCGCCGATGCCGTCGACACGCTGGTCTGGTGGGAAACCGCCAGTCCCCCGGCTCGCCTGATCGCCGACACGAACATGCAGCTGCGGCGCGAAGCAGCAATGCGCCCACCCGCGCGCCCGCGCGAGCGGCGGACGCCACCGACCCGGCCGGCGCCGATCGCCGCTCCCCCCATCACCACACCGCCCGCGCCACGCGCGTTGCAAACCGCCTTGTTTGGAGTTGCCGCATGACCGTCGATCACGTTCCCGCACGCGCCCGCCGTCTCAAGATCGCCGCGCTCATCGTCATCGCCATCCTTCTCGCGCCGATCACGATCGTCGTCCTGTTCGCGAAGGTGAACGCGCAGGGGAGGCGGTGATATGACACGGCTCAAGCCCAACACCTGCGACGCCCCCGGCTGCAACTTCACCATCCCGCGGGGGCAGCTGATGTGCCGCGCACATTGGTTCGGCACGCCGATGCAGCTGCGCCGGGCGATCTCGGACTCATGGAAGGCCAAGCGGATCACCGAATGGTCCGGCCACTGCTTTGAGGCCCGCAAATATCACGCCGGCACCGCGATCCGCCGCGACGCCGTCACCGTCAACTCTACTCGGAAGCGCGACTTATGAAGAGAGGCGTTCGGCCTAGCGACGGTAGCAGCCGCATTTACACCCTCATGAAAATGAACACCGACCGACGCGACATGGACTATCTTTATTCTGGTCGGCGGGCGGCGTGACGGGAGCAGAACCGGTCTTCGGTGAAATGTTGAGCCGTCTTCGTCGCGCAGCCAAGAATGGCACCCGGCTGCATCTTGACCCGGAACACGTCGCAGCCTTGCTCGACGACGATATCTATGCGGTCTTATCCGCCCGTGAAGCCAAGGAGTTCCGATCGCAATGCCGTCCAGTCCCGCTACCCGCACCGGAAAGCGAGCCAAGCGGGGCACCGCCGCAGCCGACACACGATTCGAACTCGGCCCTTTCTGGCTTTGGTATCGCGCCGATCGCGACGATTGGAACATCTGTTGGCTTGATGGACGTACAACCCGCCGCACATCGACGGGTATCGGAGGTGGCGGCGGAACTCCGCCTGAGGACGCGAAAGAAAGCCTAGCCGACCATTGGACGGCATGGCGTGCGAACGCGAAGACGATCCAGCCTGTCGGACCGATGGCACCCGGCGACGTCTTGATCGCCGAACTGACGGCGATGTGGATCGAGCAGCACGTTGCTAACCTAGAGGCCCCTGAGCGCTACCTAGATTCCGTCGAGGTCCTGGAGACGTTCTGGACGCATATGCGCGCAAAGCGTCTGCTGCCGGAGCCACTGACGGTGTTGTCCATCACCAATGGACTGATCGATGCCTTCATCGCATGGCGATCCGCGCAGGGCGCGTCGGCACCGACAATCTCGCGCGATATCGCTGCGCTTCGGGGTCCCATAAACTGGGGGATGAAGAACAACCATCTGACGGCCGCGCCGCGTATCAAGGAGGTCAAGGGCCGGAAGAAACGCAAAGAGCTCGAATGGAGTCCCGAGCAGGTGGCGGCGATACTCGACGCGGCCGCGGCGGACGAGCAGCGCCGGCACATTCATCTGTTCGCGATGATCAACCTGTCGACGCACGGACGGACCGAGGCGATCCTCGAACTCGATGCCGATACCCAGATCCGCCAAGGCCTGATCTACTTCCTTCGGCCCGACGAGGAGCAGACCCGCAAGCGGCGCGCGATCGTGCCGATCTGTCCGACGTTGGCACCGTGGCTCGACGGGGTGACCGGCAAGGTCATTCGTTATCGCACGCCGACGTCCGCGAAGACGCGAGCTGCGGGCGGGCCGGAATGGTTCGAGCGTCCGACGGCGAACATCGCGAACGGCTTCGAAGGCGTGTTGCTCGCGGCCCATGCCGCGCGGCCGGATCTCGGTCTGGCACGTCAGGCGGTCGATGCGGATGGCAAGCCGGTATGGCTGGAGCCGCGCAAGAAACTCGGCGAGATAAAGCGCCGGCCCAAGATGGTCAGCATCGGATCGCCCAACACGCTTCGGCATACGATCCATACTTGGCATAAGCGGCACGGCGTGCCCGAAGCACAGATCGACGCAGCCGCAGGTCATAGCGAACAAGGTACCGGCGCCAGCTATACCCACCTGCGACCGGAGTACCTGAGGGAGTTCCTGTCATCGACCGAAGCCTTCTGGGAAGCGGTCGGGGAGTTCACGGATGCCCATTTGCGATACCAGCGCGATACCAACGTTGTTGTGCTGACCGGAGCGCGGGTGAGGCGCACTGCATAATACCGTAGGATTTGAAGAGGTTCCGCGTGGTGGAGCCGAGGGGAATCGAACCCCTGACCTCTGCAGTGCGATTGCAGCGCTCTCCCATCTGAGCTACGGCCCCGCGCGGTTGGCCACAGGCCATGATCGCGCCTTAACGGGTCGATTTGGGGGATGCAACCGGGTTGTGAGACCGGGTCCGCCTGATCTGTAGCACGTCGTCGCAACGCAGCTTCGTGTCACCGTCAAGTTGCCGCAAACACAGGAACTATCAAAGGCATCGGCGTTTGTAGACGGTGGAGTGCACGGCGTCGCATTCGATGACACCGGCAGCCGCAGGACAGCAATTAGGAGGTTCCTATGGTCTACGAACGCAATACCCGAGATCGCCAGTCGGGCGACTATTATGGTCGGCCGAACTCGCAGGATTACGGCCGCGATTTCCGGTCTGATGGTGGCGATTACGGTCGATCCAGTGCGCGCGACTATGCAGCAGCCGGTGAATATGATCGCGACGGCAACCGCGGGCGTGACGACCAAGGCAATCGTGGCCGCTATGGCAGCGAGCAGCGCGACGAGGGCGGTCGCGACTATTATGGCGGCCATAATGATCGCCAGCAGCCGACCGGCGGTGACCGCTATGGCCAACCGCAGTCGGGCCAGTCGCGCTACGGACAGCAGGCCTATGGCCAGCGCGGCCAAGGCCCGCGCGATACCGAATATCATGGCAGCTATGCATCGGACGGTCATCGCTTCCAGGACGTCGGCCGCAACCGCCACGCGGACGACGACAATCGTCGCAGCGGGCCGCGCGGCGACGATCGCGGCTATGGCCGCCAGCCGCAGGGTTACGACTATGACGATCGCGGCT